GGTAGCGCAGCAATAGGATATAAAAATACAGCAAGTAATGATTTCACATTTGCAATGGGTATACAAACAACTGCAAGTGCTCCGGGCGCCCATGCTGAAGGTGGACTTACAGTAGCAAATGCTAGTTATTCTCATGCCGAAGGTTTTAAATCTGCATCTACTGGAGAATATTCACACGTTGAAGGTATAGTTTGTGAATCATCAGGACAAGGTTCGCATGCTGAAGGTTATTATACAGTAGCTTCTGGACAGCGTAGCCATTCGGAAGGATGTTTTACCGAAGCTGCGTCACAATATCAACATGTACAAGGCAAGTATAATGTAGTAGATTCAAAAGGCGTTTATGCCCATATAGTAGGTAATGGTACAGGCAAGAATAACAGACACAATGCATATACTTTAGACTGGCAAGGTAATGCTTGGTTCGCAGGAGAAGTTCAAGGTACTAATTTACCATATACTATTTCTAGTAAAGTATTAACTACTGTACCTGCTAGTGATATAAAATTAGATGGTGAAATTGCTGTAAATAATATTTCTATTAATAAAGATAGAAGATATTATATAGAATTTTTAGGTACTAAGAAATTATGTAGTTTATTAATAAGTGACGAAATAGGTGATTTTATTATATGTAGTATAGGTAATTATTCTATAGGGATATACAATAACACATTTAATATATCAATATACATTTATAAAATAAATACATCTGATACTACTGATACTTTTACTGATTTAATTATATATGAAGAAGAAGTTAAATACTTAAGTAATAAATATTTAGAAACTGATTTAGTATTACAAAATAGCATAAGTCTAGGAAGGATAGGAGATATAGGAACAGGAAGTAGTGCCATAGGACTATATGTAACTGCAACTGGTGATGCCTCTCATGCTGAAGGTGATACAACTACTGCTTCAGGAGAAAATTCTCATGCAGAAGGTTATGATACAACAGCTTCAGGTGATTCTTCACATGCAGAAGGTAGTAATACAACAGCTTCAGCTGATTCTTCACATGCAGAAGGTAATTCTACTGAAGCTTCAGGTACTTCTTCGCATGCAGAAGGCTCTACGACAACTGCTTCAGGTGATTATGGTTCCCATGCAGAAGGTTCTAATACAATAGCTAGCGGTGTTGGTTCACATGCCGAAGGTAATTGTACAACAGCTTCAGCATATTATTCGCATACCGAAGGTGATAGTACAACAGCTTCAGGAGAAAATTCTCACGCAGAAGGTAAATATACAACAGCATCTGGTACTTCTTCGCATGCAGAAGGTGATAGTACAACAGCATCAGAATATTGTTCACATGCAGAAGGTAATTGTACAACAGCTTCAGGAGAAAATTCTCACGCAGAAGGTGCTAGTACTATTGCTTCTTCTCAAAACCAACATGTACAAGGTAAGTACAATATAGAAGATACTAATAATAAATATGCTCATATAGTAGGTAATGGTGAGGACGGTAAAAATTCTAATGCTCATACATTAGATTGGGAAGGTAATGCATGGTTTGCAGGTAAATTAACACAAGAAGGTACTCCTACTGAGGGTAAAGATTTAACTACTAAAAAATATGTAGATGATAAAGTTACTAGTTTACCTCAACTATCCTTTAATGAAGCTGGTGAATTAGTTGTAACAATAAATGGAGTTAGTAAAACTTTTGTGCCTAAAAATGTATAATTAAGGATAGGGGGAATATTTATGGATACAGAAATAATTATAGCAGTACTCGCATTAGTAGGAACCTTAGCCGGTTCATATTTTAGTAACAATAAGCACACCGCTGTTATGGACGAAAAGATTAAAGATTTAAAGAAAGACATAGCAGTTTTGTCAGACAGAGTAGATCGTCATAATAATCTTGTAGAAAGAATGGCGATTGTTGAGGAACATATTAAAATGAGTGATAAAAATAAAAATAATAAAGAAGGAGATTGATAGTATGGATTTAAGTTTTATAAGTGAATATGCAGTACCAGTAATAGTTGGTATATGTTTGTGTGTGGGATATGTTATTAAAACTAGTTTCTCTAGTATAAATAATAAGTATATCCCTTTAATTATGGCTATTTTAGGGGTACTATTAAATATATGGATAACTCTTACAATAAACCCAGGAGTGTTATTAGGTGGTTTATTTAGTGGTTTGGCAAGTACTGGTTTACATCAAGTGTTTAAAGAACTATTAGAAAGTGAAGAAAAATAAAAGGGAGATGATTTTATGTCATATTTAGTTGGTATAGATGCAGGTCATGGTATGAATACTGCAGGCAAAAGAACGCCTAAACTTATTGCTGATATTAAGGTCGATGGCAAGGTGGTTAAAAAGAAAGGTGAAATAATACATGAAAATGAATGGAACAGAGCAGTAGCGAGATATTTAGCTGCAGCTCTAAAAAGATGCGGTATAGATTATTTTTACACTGCCGATATGACAGGAAAAACAGATGTACCTTTACGTACAAGAGCAGCTATAGCAAATAATAAGAACTGCGATATTCTTATAAGTTGTCACTATAATGCTTTTGGTATGTGCTCAAGTTTCATAAATAGAAAAGGTGGACTTCTTGTGCTTAGAACTAAAAACTGCTCAAGTAAATCTATCAAATTAGGTGAATTAGCAGCTAAACATTTAGCAAATGATATTGATTATGCATATTCTTATGGATTAAGAAGAGACGTGGATATTAGTGGATTTACATTAGCAATACTTAGACAAACAGATATGCCTGCTATATTAATCGAGTATGGATTTATGGATGTTTGGGCTGAGGCGAAGTTAATGCCTGTTCCAAGTCGTCAAAAGAAATGTGCAGAAGCTACTTGCAAAGCTATTTGTGAATACTTCGGTGTTACTTATAAAAAAGAAACAGTTAAAGAATAATATTAAAAAAGAATATAAACATTTTGACAGAACGAAAGGAGTGAGATAAATGGCTTCTAAAGGAATATATAGAGTAACTACTGATGAATTAAATGTCAGAAAAGGCCCGGGGGTAAAATTTGAAAAAACAAATGAAGTTCATAAGGGCGACGCATTTACAATCGTAGAAATTGATGGTAATTGGGGTAAATTGAAATCCGGTGAAGGTTGGATAAATCTTAACTATACAGAAAAAGTAAAATAGTACTCTACTCTACTCTGCTCTACTCTATTTAAAAAAGGGCGTATACGTTTTTGTATGCGTCCTTTTAACATATTCTTTTAATTTTTCGTACGTCCATGTACCCCTCCTAATTGTGTCAGACATAAAATATAGAGTTTTATGTTTTAGCTCTCTGAGGCTCTATTTTCGATTCTAAGCGTTTTTGGTCAGTATTATGTCAGTAAAATACGCATTTTTTACATCTTATATTATGAAAGAAAACTATATTTTTAAAGGAGTGTTTTATATGAAAAAATTATTAGGAATAACAATAGCAATGATGTTAGGAATTAGTATGATAGGATGTGAAAGTACTGAAGAAAACAATGCTAAAGTAGAAAAACCTGAAGTTAAACAAGAGGAACAAGTTGAAGTTAAAGAATCTGAAACTGAAAAAGAAAAAGTTGTACCTGAATTTGATAAGAAAGAATTAAAACATTATTTAACAACTAACTTATCAGAGGAAGAATATGATAAATATTTTAACAGTATTAAAGATGATGAAAATGGATACTATGGACGTCGAGTTATTGAATTTGATGGTTGTATACTAGACGCACATTTAAGAGAAGGATATGACACAAGATTTGAAATGTTAATGGCAGCAGGAGACTATAGTGAAGACGAAATAAATGGACCATATATAAAAGTTAAAGATGTAGCAGGAACAAAATTAGGAAATTTAGTATTTGGAAAATGTAATGTAAAAGTTAAAGCAACAATAGATAAATACGATAGTGAACATGGTTATCTAATGATAGACATATTAGAAATCGAAGCTAGATAAGACTAGCCCCTTCTGGGGCTTTTCTTTTTGCGCGAAAATAACAATGCCCTTTATGAAAGAAAACTATATTTAAGGGAGAGGTTAGGTATGGATGAAATGAAATTAAATTTAGGTTCAAAATTTATGAGAAAGATGGTTTCAAAATTAATAAGCAAATATTTAAGCAAACAAATTGGAAGTAAAGTAACTTTAGATTTGAACGCATTAAATATACGCTTTGATGATGGTGACACTGTTATAAAAACAGATTTGGAACTTAGAATGGATAAACATGAATTCAGAAGACTAATGAAGAAAGTAGATATAGATGAATTCTAAAGTATTAGCCCTATCAAGGGCTTTTACTTTTGCGCGAAAATTACAAGCACTATTATGAGAGACAGAGGTGTCTCTACCCCCTTTTTAATGATAATTGGAGCCTGAGCGGACATGGGCTCCTCTTTTTCTTTTGGACATATTTGGAAAAATATGGTACTATTTATTTAAGATTGGAGTTACGTAAGATGAAAAAAATAGTGTATCAAAAGGACATCGATAAAATGCCGAACCGAGACCGTGGCAATATACTATTAAAAGAAGGTTGGCGTTTAAAACGGTTATATTCAGAAGCAGAAACGGACAGAGAACAAAATGCATATTTTTGCATGTTGCGAATATTTATGCAAATGGCAGCTTATGATTTTGGTTTTAATAACGAGTACGACATGTACTCATATTTAGATGATAAAGGAGTCGATAAAGTATGATGAATGATGTAATTTTAGGTTTAATCTGTTTTGTATTAGGATTCATATTTGCACGTTGGCGTGTTACTAACAAATATTATCTTGGCAAAATGAAAGTTGATTACACAGATCCAATGAAAGATATTTATAGTATGCAAGTTGAAGATTTTAATAAAATAGATAAATCCAAATATGTATTGTTTAAAGTTGAACATACGCAGAAATAACAATGCCTATTATGAGAATAAAGATAAAGGAGATGGGTTTATGAATAAAGATAATAAGGTGTTATTGGAGAAAGTAATAAATGATCGTCTTAACAAAGCGTTAGAGGATAATGACGATACTAGCACAAACTTTGACGAGGCTATGGCAGCAATCGATAGACAAAAAGATTTAGACTCTGATAAAAGAGATAAAATAATCAAACTTGTCGAAATCGGAGCGGCTGTAATAGTTACGCCAATTATTGAGGCTAAATGTCGAAAATTATTCGCTGAAATGATTTGTTCATTCGAGAAAGATTATACTTTTACAACAACTGCCGGAAAGGCTTTATCGAAATTATTTAGACTTTAGATATATTTTCAAGCTCAAGGTTATGAAAACATAGCCTTTGAGTTTTTCACGCGAAAATTACAAGCACTATTATGAGAGAAAGAAAACAGTATAAGGAGCGCCAGTAATGGAATTGCTTACTGCTAAAGTCTTTTTCTATGAGAAAGGAATGAGTATTAATTATTAATAGCTGATGGAACCGTACAACGTAATATTAATTTACGTCATGAGCGGATTGAAGGTCAATTCCTTTTTCTTTTATTTTTCGAAAGGAGTGGTAACATGAATTTAACTCAAATGGTAGCTAAGACTCAACATTATACTAAAAAGAATGCATCGACTATATTAAGTTGTTTGGGGGCTTTAGGAGTTGTAGGAACGACACTGTCAGCCATTAAAGCAACTCCGAAAGCTATAGAAGTATTAGAAGAACGAGACAATCAATCTCTTACAACTTTTGAAAAAGCGCTTGTTGTAGCGCCTGTATATTTTTCAACTATGCTATTTGGTACAGCCACAATAATATGTATATTTGGAGCAAACACATTGAATAAAAAGCAACAAGCAGCGCTTACAAGTGCTTATGCATATTTGAATTCATCTTTCAACGAATATAAAGACAAAGTCAAAGCTATATACGGTGAAGATGGAGAAAAGAGAGTTCGAGAAGAAATAGCAAAGGACAAATATATTCAACAATCAATGTCAGAATCGGATAAAGATATATTGTTCTTTGATGAATACTCAGGACGATATTTTGAGTCATCATTATTTAATTTACAAAATGCTGTATATAAATTAAATAGGACTTTCGCATTAGAAGGCTATGCTAATCTAAATGAATTTTATAGATATATAGATTTGCCAGAAACTGAATATGGTGCAGTGTTAGGCTGGTCAGGATTAAAATGTTGGGAAGTATGTAACTATGCTTGGATTGAAATTAAATGGGAAGATATGGAATTACCAGATGGTTTGGTAGCACAAGCAATACGTTTCACTATACCACCTGAAGAAGGTTATGAAGAATGGTAAGTACGCAAAAATTACAACGTATATTATGAGAAGATTATATTTAAAGGAGATGGGTTTATGAAAACTAAAATTGATACAACTGCATTATTATCTATAGGAGCTACTGTACTAACTATAGCAGCAACATTAGTTGGACAGAAATCTAACGATAAGCAAATGCAAAAAGCAGTTCAAGAAGAAGTAGCCAAAGCTCTTGAAAATATGAGCAAAATAAGTGAATAGTAAAAAGAGTACAGGTCTTACATAGACTTGTACTTTTAATTTTAATTAATAAAGGAGAATGATATTATGAAAAAACAAGATTTAAGAAATGGTATGATATTAGAAAAAAATGATGGTGTAAGAGGTATTTATCATGATGGAGATATGGTGGATTTAAATGGCAGACGTGTATCAAGCTTAACAGCTTATGATGATAATTTTATATCTAAAGCATCAAGTGGTATAGGTATAATAAAAATATTTAATAGTGATTTACAATTAATATTTGTAAACGATTTTCTATTGCCTATAAAAAGTTTTACAAGATAAATATTTTGAGGAGGGTAACTATGAATATAAAAAATTTATGTAATGAGGTTAAAGGTAAAGCATCAAAACATAGTCCTGAGATATTAATAGGGGTTGGTATAGCAGGAATGTTTAGTTCTGTTGTAATGGCGGTAAAAGCAACACCTAAAGTATATTCTGCAATAGAAAAAGAAAAAGAAGTAAGAAGACTTGAAGAGGAACCTGAATTAACTAAAGTTGATATTTTAAAAATGTCTTGGAAATCATATTTGCCAGCAACAATTATGTTTGGTTTATCAGCAACTTGTATTATAGGAGCAAATAATGTAAATACAAAAAGAAATGCCGTATTAACTACAGCTTGCCATGTTTCAGAAAGAGCTTTATCTGAATATAGAAATAAAGTTGTAGAAGTTATTGGGGAAGAAAAAGAAAAAGAAATACGTGACAAAGTATCTAAAGATAGAATGACAAAAGATCCAATATCAAGTAACACAGTTATATTCTCTAAAGGTGAAACTTTATGCTATGACACTATAACTGGAAGATATTTTAATTCTGATGTAGATAGAATAAAGAAAGCCGAGAACGAATTAAACCATATTTTATTAACTGGTGACTATTGTTCATTAAATGAATTCTATGACATGTTAGATATACCAGCTACTGAAATGGGAACTGCTGTAGGATGGAACGTTAAAAATGGCATGGTAGAAATATATTTCAGTGCACAAATAGCTGACAATGGTCAACCTTGTATAGTTGTTAATTACGATATTCAACCAACATATAATTTTGATAAATCCTTTTAAGTACGCGAAAATTACAACGTATATTATGAAAAGAATATAAATTTTAGGAGGTAATATTATGGAACAAAACTTAACTTATAAAATGGATGAAAATGGTGTAGTGGAAGATATTGTCGATGAAAATGGACAATCTGTAATGGGAACTTTTAACGAAGTTGAAGCCGAAGAAAAAGAAGATTCTAATGTCAATGTAATGGCAATTGGAGCTGGAATTGTAGCGGTTGCAGGACTAGCAATGCTAGCACGCAAACCTATAAAGAAAGTATTCAAAGCTACTATGGCAGGAGTTAGAACTTTCAAAGCTGAGATGAAACAAAGTGATGATGAAGGATTAGACACTGACGAAGATATTATCGAAGCTGAAGTTGAATCTGAAGAAGTATAATTATGTTACTAATTATATCTATAAATGATGTATGACTTTAAAAGAGAGAGCAATTTAAACGATTGCTTTCTCTTTTGCTTTTGGTTTTATAAAAATATATTTATAAAGGAGCGTTAATTATGAAAAATGTTATAGGCGAAGAATACAAATCAAATTCTCACAAATCTAAAGGTGAAGTTAGAAAAGAAGATAAAAAGATAGAAAAAGTAGCAACTGGTAAAGTGAAAACTAAAAAGAAATCAGGGGCTAATAAATTTTCTGATGTATTTGTAACGGAAGATATTTCAAGCGTAAAAGATTATATTTTATATGATGTATTATTACCAGCAGCAAAGAAGACATTATCTGAAATAGTATCAAATGGTATTGATATGTTGCTATATGGCGAAACAAAATCTAAGAGTAAATCAAGAGGAAGTAAAGTATCATATAGCAAATATTATGATGATAGAGAAGACGATTATAGAAGAAGTTCTAGAAGAAGAGCTGTAGGTTATGATTACGAAGACGTTATATTAGAATCTAGAAGAGAAGCTGAAGAAGTACTAAATAGAATGGAAGACTTAATAGATTCATATGGTGTTGTAAGTGTTGCTGATTTATATGACTTAGTTGGTATATCTGGAAAATACACAGACAATAAGTACGGATGGACTAATCTAAGAGATGCTGACATAGAAAGAACTAGAGACGGATATTTGTTAGTATTTCCTAGAGTAAAACCATTATAAGGAGGTATATTTATGATAATAGTAGATGGTCTTATAGCTTTATTTTTAAATGCCAATTTTGAAAAAATATTACCGATTCTTGGAATAACATGTTTAATTACATTTCTAAGATTATCTATGAAAGTATCACATTTTATAGATAAGATATATTATAAAGCAAGTTTAGAAGAAAAGGAAGATAATTTAAATAAGGAGGAAAGCAAATAATGGGCAATAAATTAATTAAAGGATTATTTGGCGTTTCTGCAATATGTTTTGTAGCGGCTGGGATATTAATAGCATCTAAGAAAAGAGGTGCTTGTTAATGGCGAGAAAAGATATAAAACAAGATATTCTCGATAGCTTAATTTCCGAATTTGGATTGAAAGATTTTGTTATTAGTTGTTTGATAGGTATTAGTACGGGAACTATCAGTATGGCAACATATTTGTTATTAATAAAAAATAAGGAGATGAAATAATATGAAAAATATTAAAAATAAATTAATGGTGACTTATATAAAATCTGAAATGAAAGTTAAAAAGCATTCACCTGAAATATTAGCAGGTGTTGGAGTTGTTGGTGTAGTAGGAAGTTTCGTAATGGCTTGTAAAGCAACAACAAAATTAAATGATATTTTAGATGAATCAAAAGAACAATTGGATAAAATAAAAGAAGTAGTATCTGACCCAGCATATAAAGATAAATATGACGAACATGACGCTAAGAGTGATACAACTATAACATACGTACAAACAGGAATGAAAGTAGCAAAATTATATGCACCTTCAGTTATATTATGTGCAAGTTCATTAGGATGTTTATTAGCATCAAATAATATATTAAGAAAAAGAAATGCAGCTTTAACTGCTGCTTATGCAACAATAGATAAATCATTCAAAGAATACAGAAAAAGAGTATCAGACAGATTTGGCGAAGAAGTAGAAAAAGAAATAAGATACAACATCAAAGCTAAAGAAATTACTACAGTTGATGAAGATGGAAATGAAGTAAAAGAAACTGTCAAAGAAGTAGAAGTTGACCCTAATAGCCCGGAAAGTTATAGCGACTATGCAAGATTCTTTGATGAAAGTTGTGCAGCTTGGCAAAACGATGCTGAATACAATTTAACATTCTTAAAAGCTCAACAACAATATGCAAATGATTTATTAAAAGCAAGAGGTAGATTGTTCTTAAATGAAGTTTATAGAATGTTAGGTATCGATGAAACTAAAGCAGGACAAGTAGTTGGTTGGGTATACAATCCTGATAATCCAACAGGAGACAACTTTGTAGATTTCGGTATATATAATATGCAAAGAGATAGAGTTAGAGCATTTGTAAACGGATACGAACCAAACATATTATTAGACTTCAACGTTGACGGAGTTATATGGGATTTAGCTTGGTGAGATGAAATGGACAACTTAGGTACTGACAGTATATTCGGTGATTAAATTATATTTGTAAAGGAGAGGTTATTTATGAAACTATTTAAAGGTTTATGTATATTCGCAGCCGGCGCTTTAGCCGGTGCTGCAGTTGCAGCAAGAGCGATAAGAGATAAATATCAACAAGAAGCTGAAAAAGAAATAGCTGAAATGAGAGATTATTATAGAGAGCTTAGAAAAAACGCTAAGACTCCAGACGAAGATAAAATAGTAGAAGAAGAAAATATCAAAGAAGAAAAAGAAGAAAATGATAAAAACGAATATGACGAAATAGTGAAAGGTTACACAAATTATACACAATATCTTTCTAAAGCTGCAGCTAAATATTTTGATACTGAAACTAAAGAAAATAAAAAAGAAGAAAAAGAAGAAAGAACTAATTATGAGCCTTTTATCATAGATGTTGAAGAGTTCGGTGAAGACCCTACTTATGACACAGCAACATTAACATATTACAAAGATAAAGTATTAACAAACGATCTTGATGACGTAATAGATTATAGTGTTGCAGGGGAAGAAAACTTAAAGATATTTGATGAACATCCGGATTGTAAAGCTATATATGTTAGAGATGATATTTACATGGTTGACTATGAAATAATAAGAGATCCATATCAATATGATGAATATGACGATTTCCCTGATAAAAAGCCTCATCAATTATAGTTCAGAAGGGAGGTTATTATGATTGACAATTATATTTTAAACGACTACTTTGATTGGTTATATTCTTTGGTAAATAAAAGACGATACGCAAAACGTTCATATAAAAAGTTATTAAGATTATTACACAGTATGACATTTACATATGAAGATGATTTCGATTCTAACCGTGCGGCCGACGGTGAAGAATTGAGATGGAGATATGTATATGAAGGTGGAGGAGATAAAGATATTTTAGAATGGGAAGAACCGTGCACAGTTCTTGAAATGATGATAGCTTTATGCTTCCATATGAATAATATAATGGAAAACTCTGATGAGGAATATTCGGTAGCTTATTGGTTCTGGATGATGATATCTAATCTAGAACTAAACGGAATGAATGATAGTAAATTTAATACAGCAAAAGTTAAGGACATTATATTTAGATTTATGAATAGAGAATACGAACCAGACGGAAAAGGAAACATCATAAGAATCGAAAATTGCAAATCTGATTTAAGGGATGTTGAAATTTGGTGGCAGATGTGTTGGTTTTTAGATAGTATTACTTAGAAAGGAGACACTATGTAATGTTAGATTTTTTAATGATATCTACAAGAAGTACAAAACGTGGTGTCATTGAAATATATCCTAAATTTATAATCAAGAAAAGTTCTGACTTAATGATAAGAGGTGGAGACTTCTATGCCATATGGGTTGAAGAACGCGGACTATGGTCTACAGATGAGCAAGACGCGTTATCTATAATAGATAAATATTTAGATAAATACGCAGAAGAGAATAAAGGTAAGTTTGAAGGACACGTCAGAATTATGCATATGTGGGATGCGGAATCAGGGATGATTGATACATGGCATAAATACTGTCAAAAACAAATGAGAGATTCATTTCATCAGCTTGATGACAAACTTATATTTTCAAATACGAAAGTATCAAAGAAAGATTACTCTAGCAAGCGACTACCATATCCTTTAGAGAAGGGCAATGTATCAGCATGGGATAAACTTATATCAACGTTATATTCTCCAGAGGAACGTCATAAGATTGAATGGTCTATAGGAGCTATAGTCACAGGCGATTCAAAACATATTCAAAAATTTATGGTATTTTATGGTTCAGCAGGTACAGGTAAATCTACTATATTAAATGTTATTCAAAAATTATTCGAAGGATATTACTCTGTATTTGACGCTAGAGCATTAGGTTCAAGCAGTAACTCATTTGCTTTGGAATCATTTAAAACTAACCCACTTGTAGCTATTCAACATGACGGTGATTTATCTAGGATAGAAGACAACACAAGATTAAACAGTCTTGTTTCACACGAGTTAATGACTGTAAATGAAAAATTCAAAGCCGCATATTCTAATAGATTCAATGCTTTCTTATATATGGGTACAAATAAACCAGTAAAAATCACAGATGCCAAATCAGGTTTGATAAGAAGGCTTATAGATGTAACTCCGTCTGGCAATAAGTTAACTAAACGTGAATATGATGACGTTACAAAACGTATAGATTTCGAATTAGGCGCCATAGCAAAATACTGTGAAGATATTTATCGTAAGGACCCGGGAGCTTATGATGATTATATACCAGTATCAATGTTAGGCGCTTCAAATGATTTCTATAACTTTGTTCTTGATAGTTATTTTACTTTCAAAGAGCAAGAAGATGTACCGCTTAAGAGCGCATGGGAGTTATATAAAACTTATTGCGACGAAGCGAACGTACCATATCCGTTTAGCAAAAGGATATTTAAAGAAGAACTTAAAAACTATTTTAGAGATTATAAAGATAGATATACTAAAAATGATACTAGAATGAGAAGTGTTTATATTGGATTTAGAGCAGATAAATTTGAAGACGAGGAAAAAGAAGAAGTACAAACACCTAAAATAAAACTTATAGAATTTAATTCTACAGAATCTATATTTGATAAAGATTGTGGAAAATATCCAGCTCAATACGCAACCTCAAAAGGAACTCCGTCTAAGAAATGGGACAATGTTACTACAATATTAGATGATATCAACACTAAAGAACTACATTATGTAAAAGTTCCTGAAAACCATATAGTTATAGATTTTGATATTCCAGATGAAAATGGTGAAAAATCATTGGAACGAAATGTTGAAGAGGCAAGTAAATGGCCTCCAACTTATGCTGAGTTCAGTAAAAGTGGAAAAGGGGTTCATTTACATTATATTTACACAGGAGATCCAAAAAAATTAAGTGCTATATATGCAGACCATATTGAGGTTAAGGTATATTCTGGAAAGAGTTCATTAAGACGTAAATTAACTAAATGTAATAATTTACCTATAGCAACAATTAGTTCAGGATTACCATTGAAAGGAGAAGATAAAGTGGTTAATTTTGAAGCGATTAAAACTGAGAAAGGTATTAGGACTCTAATTAATAAAAATTTGAAAAAAGAAATACATCCAGGAACTAAACCGAGTATCGATTTTATATATAAGATTTTAGATGACGCTTATAAAAGTGAATTAAAATACGATGTAAGCGACATGAAACCTGCTGTATTGTCATTTGCAGCATCTAGTACACATCAAGCAGATTATTGTATTAAGTTAGTCAATAAGATGCAGTTCAAATCAGAAGAACCATCATTACCGGTCGGTTCTAGACCAGAAGATCAAATAGTATTTTACGATATTGAGATATTTCCAAACTTATTTTTAGTCAATTGGAAGTACGAAGGAGAAGGCAAACCAGTTGTTAGAATGATAAATCCAAAACCGGCTGAAATAGAAGAATTAATTAAGTATAAACTTGTAGGGTTTAACTGTAGACGATATGACAATCATATGTTGTACGCAAGACTCATGGGATATAATAACCAACAGTTATTTAACTTATCACAAAAAATAATAAATGAAGGTAAAGGATTCTTTGGTGAGGCATATAACATATCTTATACTGATGTATATGACTTTGCAGCTAAGAAACAATCACTTAAAAAATGGGAAATCGAATTAGGTATACACCATCAAGAATTAGGATTACCATGGGACCAACCAGTTCCTGAAGAACAGTGGACACAAGTAGCAGAATATTGTGATAATGATGTTATTGCAACTGAGGCAGTATTCCATAAATTAAAAGGTGACTTTACAGCAAGAGAGATATTAGCAGACTTAGCAGGTATGTCTGTTAACGATACAACTAACACATTAACTACAAGAATTATATTTGGTAAAGAGAGACATCCTAATCTAGTTTACACAGACTTAGCAACAGGAAAGCAATATTATTAGGAGGTTATATTATGCGAAATAAACTTATGCGATTTTTAAGATGTATTTTCAGAGTTAATTCGCCTAGTAAAAATTTATAATACGCGAAAAATACAATGTCTATTATGAGAGAAAGATAACGTGGCTCAATGGTAGAGCAGCGCCATTCCCGGCGTGTGTTGTTGGTTCGAATCCGACCGTGTCTTTTTCTTTTATTTTTATTTTTCAAAGGGAGAGGATATTTTTATGAGTGAACAATTTGAATGCCAAGCATTTCCAGAATATTGGAACACATTAACTAAAATAGATTTTTTACAAAGAAAGATAATATTAAATTCAGTAGCATATTATGTGTATGACCAATCACCATTAACTGATTCTTTTTATGACGGCATATGTAGACAACTAGTTATATTACAAGAAGAATACAATAAAGAAGGTGGTGACTTTGTAAAAGATAGTAGATTCGGTTATGCATTTTATGATTTCGATGGGTCTACAGGATTCCATT